TACGACCACTGCTGAGAGATTTTGTTATACAAAAAAGATTCCTTACGGGGGTATGGGACGGTCGCTTGCATTTTCCCTTAGTTTCTACTCAGCACCCGAACCAAAAAAATTTCATAGATATACCCTTTTACCATCACTACCTCCTTTAAGAATATGTAAAGAGTTATGGTTTATAGGATTGAACCAAAGGAGGTGAAAAGGAGACACCATCCCATTAAGGACGGTCACCGTCCTAAACCCAAAGAATCAAAACCCCCCATTCCCTTTTTAATCACAACTATTGGCTTTTCGGGACGGTGACCGTCCTAAAAAATCCGATCAACCAAGGGTGTGGGACGATTGGTTAAACGAAAAAACCCCGACCAAGCAAACGCCAGATCGGGGTTGAAAATAAGTTATTGGGTTCTAACTAACGCGCCACTTCCGCTCATTTTTCCCACCGACTCGTTCTAACTTAATCGTTCCAAGATCCTCTCCCAAACGGAAAACTCGGCCATTGTAACGAGCGAACAGCTTGGACATCTTCCCTCTGCTCGATTGGTAGATCTCAAACTCCTTTGTCTCCCGATCTACCTTCCCCTTGATGAGCTCATCGAAAAGGCCACGCTGTCGGCAGATCCAGATCACATCATCGAAGCTAATCCCCTCTCGGCAGCGGAACTCCAGACCGTCTTGAAAGACCCCCTCGGCGAGCGCCTTCACCAGATCACGCATATCGCCGGCATCCGGATCTCCGAAGTCCTCACTGTCAGGTTTTAGCAACGGATCACCGAACCCAGAGAACTCAACGATCCCAGCAATCACCCGAGCCCAATCATCGAAGCCCGCCAGCCTGGACGAACACGGAGGACGACCTCCCTTATCCCAAGCCACAATCAGAGACCAAAGAGCCGAGAGAATTTGGAAGCGAATCTCTGGACGCGCCAGGTATTCAGCGCCCATCGGCCTCTCGATCTTACGGGCCTGAGGATCCGCCTCCTTCTGAAAGAGATCAACAAAGATAGACCGGCGAGCGATATCGCTTGATACCTCGGCCTGATTCGACGTCATCATCACCATCGTCTGCTTGGCCACCTCATACTTTGCGGACGAGCCCAGCCGACGCACCGAGACCACGGAGGAGGTCGCAAACTGCTCCAGGTAAGCGGAGTCTACCTTGTCCTTGATATTATCAAAGATAATCGAGTCACTCCCTGCCAGCACCTCAGAAGCCAGCACCTTTTCCAGCTCCTCCTTATCCTCTGGGAAGGACCTCATCGAGGCAAACCCCCTCACTGGGATCTCGACCACCATCGCAAGAAGCGATTTCCCGGCAGCGGGTCCATTCGCATTCCAGATCACCATCGGGACTTGAGCTTGTTCAGGCAAGAGCGACACGGCAAACCGTGTCATCATTGCCGCAATCTGGCATGAGAGCGATCTCCCCCCATCATCGGCAAAAGGAAACTCGTGAAGGAGATCTGCAAGGTAATCAACCGCCACCTCTTTGGGCATGAAATCGTAAGTCATTTGATTTCAGCTTTGAGTGCCTCTTTAGCGAGTAACTCGCACGCTTCTCTACCTCTGTTGTAAGTTCCGTCTGGTCGCTCTGGGCAAGCAATCAGTTGAAGCGCCTCACGGAGCCTTGCGACCTCGTTGCGTGTATGCCTTAGCCAATCATCAGAAATCTTCAACTCTTCCGATAAAGCCGCTTCAGATAGCAAAAATTCGTTATTTTCTTTGCGGAGCTTTGCGACCTCGTTGGTTTTTTCAGCGAGTTCCCTTTGCAACTTGTCAGCGTGTTCCCAAATCGTCCCTGCGGGATCTTGCCCTTCGGCATGACGCTCGAAATAGATCCTATGAGTTCTTCTTCCATCATCCCCCAACGCAGCTCGAATGTCCTTAATTTCTTTCTCTGCCTTGTTTCGCTCGTCTGCAATTCTGCGAACATCCGAGTTTGCCGCCTTTAATAAATCAACTTCCTCACGGAGCCTTGCGGCCTCAGTCTGTAACTCCGCAACTCGACGATATTTTTCAGCAAGCTCTGGTTGATCGTGCGCCCCAAGATAACAACGAGGGCAGGGGCAGAGAACCATCGTGTTTTTTGGTGTCATGGTTTTAGTGGTCATTTGATTTCATCTGCAATCTCTACTGCTCGGTTCAACTGCTCAAAAAGCCTTGCGACCTCGTTTTTCAACTCCTCGCTAAAGCACATTTCGGGAGTGGGTTCAGTTATCAAGGAATCCTTGATAACTGGTTCCTGTGGCGAAGAGGCGAGTGCTTCATTATCAAGCAACTCACAAGCTTTCCGTTCGCGGTTGTAGGTTCCATCCCACCCGAGATCATGCCCCAAGATAAAACAGATCAGTTTTTTCATGCGGCCTCCTTGCCTGCATGTTTAAGAACCTCAGCACGCAAGATTCGGTTTTCTACATCCATCCAAGCGATATTTCTTATTAGCTTGGAATTTTCAGCTCTGATTTCCATCAAATCTCGGATGTAGGCATCGAGGAAGCACGGGCCCCATGCCCAACGCCAATATCGGACGCAAAAGCTCCACCATGCCCGAATGATGAGGTGCAGGCCAATCGGGGCCATGACCACCTCGCGGGTGGTGTGGTCAAAATAACAATGCCCATGCCACCATTTTGGGCGGATGCAGTCGCGGACGCGGGTTATGATTTTCATGCGGACTCCTTCACGAGGATCTTGGTATCCGGGTCATATCCCGAAGTCTGAAGGGTCAGCTCCCCATTCTTAAAGATCGGCAGCGGCACCCGTGAGATCCTCCGCAGCGGCCTCTGGAGCTCGAGGAACTGATGCGACGTCAGGACGGCCTCTGCCTGCATCTTGTTCATCGAGTCCGGCTCCCCCACATAAGTGGACGAGCTGTTTCCTTTCTCATCAGTGTGAGCTCGTTTCACGACCTTGATCGTCCTCAGATTCTTTTCGGCATAAGTTCGGAAGCAGGCCGGGGTGAGGGGAGTCATCCTATCGGTGCGAGGCTCCAGGACAACCGGCAGGCCATCTTGAAGGAAGACCCCGTTCTGGCTCATCACCTGACCCACCTCCCTGGCAAATTCACTCAGGATCCGCCCCACCCGGGGCAGCTCGATCTGGGGAAGGAAAATTTCCTCCTCTTCAGGATTTGGGGCAATCTTATCAGTCATAGCGTGTGAGTTCTTAGAGTCAGTCAAATCTTGAAAAAATAGTGATTTCTCCGACCACTACCGGTGGGAGAGATCCCGGATCACCTGTGCATCCTGTCGTAGTTCCTCGACCATCGCGGGGAATTTGGGGTTCATTGCGATGTAAAACTGGAGCCTCTCGGCAGCCGCCTCCATCAAGGAGACATCCTCCGACACGATCGCCCCTTTTGCCGCATCCACGGCCTCCCGGAGCACATCCCGCAAAGGAGCCCGATCGAGGATCCGTTCCCCGAAAGGAGTCGGATTCACATAGATCAGCTTTTGGAGCGCAGACTTCTCAGGCCGCCACTGCTGGGGCAGCCGGGTCAGACGGACGGCAGTCAGCGCCTTCGGATCAGCCCCCATCCGTGCCAGATGCGGCTTTTGAGACCGAGCCCAGGCATCCCACTCAATCTTCGAGGAGGGACCCGAGAGCGAAGCCATTGGCCCTCCAGATCCCGGCACACGCACCAGAGCATGAACGGAGCGACCGCCCGAAGAGTAGATTGCGGCGATCGGCAAGGGAGACTTGGCCAAAGCCCCCAGCCAAATGCGCGGATCAGCCTCATCGGATTCCAAGAGAGCAAACTTCCATTTTGTCACCGACTCCTCCGAGCGACGCGACATCTTGCCCGTGCGAGGATTCGGATATTCCTTCCCATCGACCGGATTGGAGAGATACCACATCCCACGGTTGCCGTTTGACGGGATTGGCTCATCAGGCCAGAGAGCCTGCCCCTGAGAGCGATCATCCGAGAAAATCAACACCTTCTCCCCCGCATAGAGCAGGTGAAGTAAATCTGCCGAACTTAACAGGGAGGGATCCGCATAGGAACGATTGGCGAACCAATCCAGACGGGGCCGGAAATCTCCCGCCATCAAGGCAAGAGCATCCGGATCGAAAGTCACCTTCTCCTGAGGAGGATGTGCTTGATACTGAAAAGGATAATTTTCAGGACGTTTGGAGTCCCCGATCAGATAGCCACTCCCTCGAGGAGAGCCCGAGTTGGCCGCCGACCGGAGCTTATAGGAGAGATCGCGAGGCGACCAAGGAGGAGCACACCTGGCATTGTATTCCTGCATCAGGGACATCGCATCCGACTCCCCCAGGGCAAATCCATGCACCAGCGCCACGGCCACGGCGAAGGTCGCATCATGGCCACCGGATCCAGCCACCGCGGCATCCATCCGGGCAACATATCGGGACGCCCGTTCTTGGATCGAAAGCTTCATTTGGATTTCTCTCCGATCCCCTTGATCGAGCCGAAAGAAAAGCGGAAGACCTGAATCATCTTCCGTTTTGCAAAGAAGCGATCACACGCCTCATTCACATCTCGGAATGTCAGACCATCATTGGGGATCGCCACGCCTGCCTCGTCGCCAGCAGGCCGGAGCGACGTGATTTGCCCATTCATCTTGGGATCCGGATTCATTTAGTGACGGGTGGAATTCTTGGCTTTTCTTCCAATGACCCCAACCACGACGGGATCTTTCGAGGGGGCGAATTTATCGAGCTCGATCTGGAGATGCCGAATAGCCTTCCCCAGATCGGCGACAGCGTCATGACTTGAGAACGAAGACTTATCGATCACATGCTGGGAAGCCGCCCGGATGCGCTTGATTTCCTCCACCAAAGCCTCCACCGACTTCTTCAGCGCAGCCGACTTGTCGGACAGTTCCATGACCAGAGCGTCCATTAGGAAACCTCCTTCCATTCGCCACACCATTCATCCTCATTAACGGAAGGCCACAAAACTAAAGTTTTTAGGATTTCTTTATCTTCTGGAGAATAAAGAAGAGGACTTGGAGCATTCCTATGACATTCTCCCCAACTCCCAGCAGAATCATAAAAATAACGGCAACTCTTACAAACAGGGAACTTTTCCAAAGATTTTTCAGATTCTTCTTTTGCGCTGAAATCTAAAGAAAGCGTCTTTTTATCCTTGAGAATGTTTTTCTCCCGACGCTGGGATTCATAATCTTTGTTTTCCATATTACTTGTTTTCTTCCAGCCAAAGGAGCTTATCGTAAGCCTCCGCAATCGGACGGAGCAGCTCTGCCGCCATTTTGCGTTGATCCCGACTCCAGTCGGGGATCTGGGGAGCCATCTTCCGGTGCCAGAGATCAAAGGATTGCCGGATGCCTTGGATCGTCACGATGGCAGTGGACTTATCCTTCGGGTTGAGAGTCGGCTTTTCGGTCACCTCGAGGGCCGCCAGCCCCAGATCCAGTTCGATCTGGGCCTCCGTATCCTGGACAAACTCCTCCCCAAACTGGTTCTCACCATAGTTGCGCCACTGCTTCAGCCACTGGACCGAAAGCTTCTTGGCCATCTTGATATGGCGCCCGAGTTCAAAGAACTCCTGCCCACTCAACACCTCCGGAAGAGCCAACCCCTCCGGAGTAAAATAATTTTTTACGGTTAATGCATCATTCATAATTTTTTTTGTTAGTTATTTCTTTTCAACTGGACCGCCGAATAAGTCGGACGGCTCGATTCCGTCTTCCGGAACTTTGTGATGTGGAGCTGGAGCAGATCGCTGAAGCCCACGACATAGTGAGAGATCAGCGCACGGGTGCATCCCAACTCCCGGGCCACCTCCGCCTGACTTTTAAGCCCATTGAGCTGATCGAGCCCCGCGGCAAAGGCGAGGGCATGCACCTGCACGGCCAGATTTTTCGCCCCCAGTAGAAGCCCGATCACCCGACCCAGCATCTCCCAAGCCAGCCCCGCCATATTCTTTCGCTCCCGCTCCTGGACGGTGATCCCCCAGCGCCCGGCGCAGGAGATCACCTCCTTCATCACCAACCAATCCACCTGCATCTTCGAGGCCGGGATATTGTTTTTGATAAACCAGAAGAACTCCTCCGCCAGCTCATCAGCCTCAGAGTCACACTCCGCAGCCATGTCGGGAGTGTAAGAGGCCTCCGAGGCCTCACGACCAAAGGCCGACTCCGTATTCCTAAGGAACTGAGCCTGACCGGCCTGAGGGGAACCGGAGATCATGATTGCACCTCCTCGGAGTTTTTGGACTGCTTGGCCGACCACAGAATCTTCCAGAGCTCCACCCGAGAACGATCCAGATCCCGGAGCACCTCATCCATCATTCCCAAGTGGAGAGAACAAAGCTGCTCGGCAGCCGTCATCTCACGGTAACACGAGAGACAGACTGGCATGTAACCATCCACCGGCTCGGATAACGCCGGAGAATGGAGAGAATAATACTGATCGCAGGGATAGCACGGGAAGCTGTCCATGACAGGGGAGGGGATCGTCATCAGCGTGGACGGCAGGCTATAATCGCCAGCAAAAGAACTACTGATCCCAGAAGGAAAAAAGTCTGGTCCACATTCATTTCCTTGCCCTCCTCAGACGTAAGGATCCTAGATCGAGGCGAGGCAGAAGAAGATGCCAAGGCTGTAAAGCCACCGGCTCGACCACCTGAGACGCCATCCAAGGCCGGACACCGACCGACCGGAGCGCAGCTTTAAGGGTCTCGTCCTTCATTTGAAAAGACGTTGAAGAACCTTTGCAATGATCTCGGAAAATTCGTTCCGCCCGATCAAGAGCGTGATTGAGAGCAAAAATAAAAAGAGTGCAATCATAGGACGTTTGTCTATTTTTTTACGTCACTCGTTTCCGGACTCAATTTCCTCGGGATGCATCATCTTGAGGATGGTACGGACATAATTAGGGATGGACCTCTCTGTCTCATCCGCCCGCTCTTTAATCATCAAATACAGATCCTCAGGCACAGGGACCTGAATCATCACTTTTTTTGGGTTTTGCATGTAATTGTGGGTTCGTTATTTACGATCCACTATTCATGACATATAGCGTACGGTGCTTATGCGTCTGAAATAGTGAACTTCCACAGACCCTATTGGGAACATTGAAACCCGTCAATGTTTTTTATTATTCTTTTTTAAGATTTTTTATTCCCTGTCGGCAAGGAATTTAGAAAGAAACTCCCCTCGGGACATGTCCTCTTGTAGGCGGTCGAATCGCTCCCAATCGTCCGGTTGCATCGAGATGGAACGAGTAATGGCCGTGCGGCCTTTGCCGCCGCCAAGTTTGCGACCAGATCCTGTTCTTTTCCCTCCTCGGGGCTTGCGATAAATCCTTAAAGGAGCTGCAAATCCATCAATCACAATGCCGTGAATCGACTCGCTTCCGGCAGGCCCAATAATCAAACGACGGATAGTTTTTTTCTTTGGGTCTGGAATGCCTGGAACCCAGATTCCTCCGGCTTCCACGGAAGTCATCGGCTTGAGAAGAATCCATCCATCTTGCCGGTTGGTGATACGAAAAAACTGCCAGTCTTTGGTGGCCGTTCCAACTTTGGAAACCACTGTCTGACCTCGGATAAAGTCCAGTGTGTTCATGGGTCAACGTCCGCTTGAACTTGGTTTCGGTCAACGGATTTTTCTTAAACGCTTAACACCTGAAAAGATCGGACATCTTTAATCGTTGTTAAGAACATAAAAGACCCTGTCTTTTAATCGATTGTTATGTTTTGTGAAGTTTTTAATTGTCATAAGTTGTTGGACGAATCGTTCGGTGGCATTAGTTTGAACGCATGACTTTTATTTTACTATCGGCGGTAACGACTCAAGAGGCACTTGCAAGCGCGGCTTCTTTTGCCGGATTGATTTGGGTTTTGGGAATCTTCATAGCCATTCTCTATGCTTTGTTCCCTTTGATCGTCATGCTGCAACTTGGAGAGCTTTTGATTCGGACTAAAAAACTTCACCAACGCCTCGACGCGACGGACAAGACCGGCACTTTGTTTTCGGTGGATCTCCACAAGGAGATTGGAAACTCTCGGAACATTCAGGAGTTCCTACTTGCGGAAACCAAGACTCAGAACCAACTCACCCGCCAGCTCCTCAGAGCCTACGGCCATGAACCCGAAGTCTAAGCCCGAAGTATAAGCCCGAAGTGTAGATTTAATTCTCGATCCGCCTCCAACGATCCCGCCAGAGGGCGTCGCTCAGGACATTGGCGTGACTGATGACGGTTTCCTCCGATAAATGGGGGCCAAGAAGGTGGATCACCTCATGGCAGAGCGTGTCGAGCCGTTCGCGGCTACGCTGGCGGGGGTCCAGTTCAATGAGATTCTCCCCGTGGTGGGCCTGACCGACGGCCCGTTCCTTTCCGAGCTTGCGATCGATGATCCGGATCCTGCGGATGGGTTTCATTCTTTGATCGGTTGCTTCAATAACGATTTAACTAGCTTGCGAAGCTTGATGTTCTCCCTTTCCAGGCATCGGGCATGCTCGAGCAGATGGCCGCTGTAGCATCCATTTGGGAATACCAGCGCATCGGTGCGCGGGGTCGGCTCCGGATGCTCCTCCATATCCTCTATTTCCTAGAGCAATTTGCCAGCGTGGATCCTGCGATTCTCAACTTCGAAGTCCTCGCCATTCAGATTCACGACTGCAAAGCCATGATTCCAACGGTTCAGTGGCATATAGGCCGGATGGAGATCGCAGAGGGCTCCCGCTGAAAAGCAAGTGATCATCTTGCCGCGCACCGTGGGCTCGGTGTGTTCGCTCGACTGGTGGAGATGTCCTGTCAGGGTGGAGGCCTTGGCCTTCAGGAAGAATCCCCTTGCCGCGTTTACCGGTGCCAAAATGGCTTGGCGATACTCGTGGCCGTGCAAGATCGTGAGTCCACCGGCTAGGATCAGACGCTTGTCGGTGACGTATTCCATGCCGCGTTCTGCAAATCGCATGATGGCCGAGAATTGAAACTGGGGAATGTCAAGCAGCTCCGGAGCCTTAACCCTCATGTAGCTCATCCACCGTTCGTCGTGGTTGCCGTCTTTCCAGATCAGGCGGACTTTCGGAAATTTCTCTCGGATATAATCAAGCAACTGTCCGACCATCTTGAGTTCGTAAGCAGTATCCCGTTCGCGTGGGTCTTTCTCGAATCGTGAGAGGGCGTAGAAGTCGATCGTGTCCCCATTGAGCAGGATGCAATCGATCCGGCGTTTTTTGAAGTGATCCAGGGCGCACGTGAGCGCGGGATTATTATGGAATGGGACATGGATGTCGGAAAGCACGCCGATCCGCTCGGATCCCTCGATAATAAAAGGAATAAACTTTTTTTCATCCGAGGGGGGCAACGCCATCGGGTTGTGAGGTATCCCCTTTGCCCGAAGAAATTCTTTTGTGGCTAATGTTTTTTTGTTCTGGATCCCATTGGCTCCGCGAAAGTATTTGATGGATGAACGGAGCGTATCAATCGACGGCCAAACTTGCGGATGTTTTTTGTAGAGCGCTTTGGCGATCGTCAGGCTGGCGTGGTCCGGAAATCGTGAGAGGGCTTCCTTTACCAACTTGGTTCCAATTTCGTTTGCAGGCATAAATTTAGACGCAGAAGGTGTCGGTTAGGGATTTGTTCCGGTTGATCCATCCGCGGAGCCATTGCCTCCGGCCATCCTGGGCAATGGAGTTGTAATAGACGCCCGACTTGGCGATCACCCCTTGAGCCAGATCTTTGGGCACCGGGACGCTCCATGCCGCTTTGACGGTGGCCATGCCGATCTGACCGTCGATCTCAAGATGCACCCCATAGTCGGCCAACGCAGCTTGCAAGAATCGTCCGGCACGACCGAGGCCGCAGTTCACCGCATAGTTGGCGACCACTTCACCCACCGGTGGCGGGAGGTTCTCAGCACGGGATGGCTCCCAGTATTTGGTTAAGTAAGTCTGGGCAATCCACAATGGAGTTGGTAATGAAGTCAGGCCGTCATCCCTCGAGGTAAGGCCTGCAAACGTAATCCCTGCCCCGTCTCCAAGGGTCTCGACTTGGATATTGCCATGGGTATCAAGATCAATCTCCCAGCACAGGATGAAACTAAGCCACCTCCGGAATCGGGGTGAAAAGCCCTCGGCATTGGCTGCGCTCAGGATGTCGTGGGCGGTCATGGGGTCTTGGTCTCAAAGGGTTTGGACCCCACCTTGGATCCAAAAGCGATACCACCCAGCCAGATCAGGATGTCCCGTAGATTGGCACTGAGATCCTGATGGGTCGCCTCGGCATGGATCACGACCCCACAGATGGTCAGGATGATGACCAGCATGGTCCACCGGAGAGAACTGGGCGTGCCGTTGGCCTCCGACATCACCGCTTTAATGTAGGACAGAACGGAAGTCATGGAATGAAACGGGCAAACGATGCCAGGACAATCCGTCCGCCGGTGTAGGCAAAAGCCCCCGTTACCAGATAAAGACCGGCACACGCCACAAATGACCAAGGTGCTGGGAAATTCCTCATGACTTCCCCTCCGAAAAGTGTGCCGACATAGAACCCCGCCAAGATTGCCCATGCAATCAGGATCACGTCACGCTGACGGGCATTGTCCGAGGCCTCACGATGATACCGCTCGGCAAGTTGAGTTTCCTTTTGAAGTTTGTCGGCTTGTTTCTGGAAATCGGCCTGCGCATGAAGCAAAGCTGTCTTTTGATCGGCAGCCAGAGATTGCATGTGCCGGACGGTGGCAAGGATGTCGGCCTTGGAGATCTCTTGTGAAAAGGAAACTTGCGATCCGATCAAAAAAACCAAGCTAATGAAAAGAAGAGTTTTCATTAATGCGATTTCAACCAGCGTTCCACCAGAACGGCCTTGTTATCGATCCGGTCGCTGGCCGTGATGGCCGCTGAAATCGAGGGATTGCTGGGGGTTGATGGAGTAACCCGTGTAGCGCAAGCCGTGAGGAATAAGAAAAGGCCCAGTAAAAGGAACCAAGGTTTCTTCATGCCTTGCTCCGGCTGTCAAAAGAGAACGGCTTTTTTGCAAGCCGATCTGGGCAATTTAATGTGCGATCGTGTCCACTTTGGCTTGAAGATTGGCCACGTCCCGGCTGAGTCCGTCCAACATCTGGGTTTTTTGACCGGCAAAAAAAACAGTGGCAAAGAGTTGGACAAGGATGGCTCCGATCCCAACCCGAAGGAGGGAGGCATGGGAGGAGGCCGACTTGGATCGCTCTTCGATGATGGCTCGCAGTTCGGCGATGTCCTCCCGGATGGAGCTGATCTCATCCTGGCTCATGGGAGTGCCGTGATGAACTCCCAAGTTGCAATCAATCCATCTCTTAATTCAGAAGGCAGTGATTCACTCGAGATTGAAATTGAACGTTGCCCGTCCCCGTCAGGAGCATTGATGGAGACCCCGGCATGGATGGATTGGCGGATCAACCCAGATTCCGTAGAATCAATTTCAATCATTCCACCATCTTCTAAAACGATTTGAGCGATTGATTCTCCTTCATTGATCTGGGTAGCCAGCCAGCTTAAAAGGCCCATCGGAACATCTTCAAAAGGGGTTGATGAAAGATCGACCAGTTCGTTTTTTGCGTATCCTCCCGCGTTGTAAAAGCGGGTCAAAGTAGGAGGGGTGAATATAAGCGTCATAATTTTAACCCAGTGACATGGTTTGCTGCGGGAGATAAAGAATGGAACCAGTAGATGAGGCCACCGAGCTCGACCCGACCAGAGCAATGTCGAAGTAGCTATTCGACGCACTAGAGTTTCCAGTTGGTCCGCCAGTTGCTGAAATTGCAACATTAGGAGTAGGAAAAAGAGTGCTGCGGTAAGATGGATTCCCAAAAGACAAGCTGATATTCCCTGATCCGTCTGAGCTCAGAATATAGGTATACATGTTATACGAACCCGCCGCAGAGACTGAAGTCCAGCTTCCTGCAACATAAGCAGAATTGTAATAAATTATCCGAGCATAAGTGACTCCACCAGTTTTATAGAGTTCAAACCCTTGCCCAAGGGCAGAAAAAGCATTGGCGTCACTGGTTGCTGGAGTTCCTCCATTTCCTCCAAGCAAAAATCTAGCGTAAGATGTCGCCTCCGGCGCATCAAACATAAAAGTTCCAGAAATTGAAAGAGGCAAATTAAAAACAATCCCCACTCCGCTTGTGTTTGGTGGAGTTACACTACCGCGTCGAAAAGTTGATCTGGCATAGGAGCTTGTCGCGGCTCCAAGAACCATATTTTGAGATCCCAGACCATAATACCCCGCAGAATTTGTTGCCGATCCTCCCGATCCCGTGGTTTGAGCACCGAGTTGAAAAATGTAAGGGGAAATCAATATTGCCTCCTTGTCCACAAGCGTGCGAGTCATCAAACTGGACGCACTGGACGCCGTTTGATTTGGAGCGCTGTTGGCCGTTCCGTTCAAAGTCAGGTTGTCGGAATGGACTGACGGGGAGGTCGTCCATGCCGATCCGTTGTAGTAACGGACGATCTCGAGCCTTGAAGGGGCATAGGCCACTCCTCCAATAGTGCAAGTGCCTGCTCCTATAATAACCTGATAATTGTCTCCAGTGCTGCCCGAGGCGGGGTCGGAGACCGTAAGGGTTGCCGTGGTGACATAGCGCGTGCCGGTGGCTGCTGTGAAATTGGAGCTGGAGACAACTGCCGTCGCTCCAGTGCCGGGGGATCCCCTAGGGATCGTAAGAGCAAGCGATTGAGTGGGGGCTGTCCCAGTGATCGAGGCGGAGGCTGAAGTGCCTGCGGCTCCCGTGGAGACCGACCCGATGGAGAGCGTAGTGGCCGGAAGCCCAAGGTTGAGCGTCTGGGAAGGGGCCGTTCCCGTGATCGAAGCGGTGGCCGCGCTCCCGGCATTGGTCGAGACAGTGCCAATCGAGAGCGTGGTGGCCGGAAGCCCAAGGTTCAACGTCAAAAAAGGAGCTGTCCCAGTGATCGTAGCGGTGGCCGCGCTTCCCACATTGGTCGAGACGGTGCCAAGAGAAATAATGGATCCTTTCAAGTTTCCAAGCAAAGTCCAACTTGTTGATCCCTTTTGATAAAGGTTGTAAGCCACGGAATCATAGTAGAGATCGCCCGATAACCCAAGTGTCGAAACAGGAGCCGAAGTGCCGGTCAGGATCGTAGACTGAATCCGTGAATAAGAAAACCCTGTCCAGGTATAAAGGAAATTTGTGTCTTGCGCCTGATAGATCTTATTTACAACTCCGATTTCTGGAAAAGCTGATGCGCTTGCAAAAGCGCCGTAACTAAAGACAGAAGTCGCTGACGGATAGCTCGGATTTGCAAGGGCAATCACCGGTTCATCCCCTCGGATCACATCGTTTTGAACAAGGACCGGCAGGGTCTGGGAAGAGTAGACGGAATTATCGGAGTCCTTCACCCATTGAAATTCCAGCATGGCAGAAAGGGAACCAGCGTCAGAATTTGCCGTGAAAAGCGAATAAAGTTCAGAAGTGTTCAAGTTTAGATTGAACGTATAATAGGTGGTTCCAAATCCGTTGTCGTTGTAACTTGAATAGTTTGCTGCATAGGCCAAAAAAGCGGAGGAATAATCCCCGTCACTTTTCAAGGCGAGCGAAAAACTTGCCAGCCCACCGGAAATTTCACCGGCGTCGTAGCTTGCTCCATTTTTTACAAAATAGAGATTCAGGTTCACCGTGTCGCGGCGCTTAAAAGTCAGAAACTGAATCGGCTGTTGATTTGTGATCGACGTTTGAAAAACCCCCGAATCGACATTGCAGAATAGATCCATGTGAAAAAGCGGATGTCAAACAGGCTTAGACAGAAATAAAAGGCTGAGCACGCTGGCGCAGGTGGCCTTGGCATTCCCCGTCCGGCTCATGATATGCCCGGTAGTGGACAATCTCTGGGTCGGTGGCTGGGGCGTCTTTGGGTTTGCGCTTGATATGGTCGCAGGCGACATGGGGAACGATCGCCAGATTCATCCCGGCTGGGTGCCAGCGTTGCCAGCAAAGGAAGAGATCCTGAGTGCCACGACCATCATAGCCGGTAAAATCGGCATGGAGGAGGGCTTCCTTGGAAAGGAGCGTGCAGCCTAGCCCACACCACTCCGTGGGCACCACGGCTCCCTGACCGATGCCAGGATAAGCAAAGTCCATCCATCCGCGACGGCGGTATCCTTTGGCATTGAGTTCAAAGACATTCCCCTTTGGAGGTTTGTTTTTGATGCGTTCCCGAAGGCGGCCCATCCGTTTCATTTCTCGTTCTCCCGATTTCTGATCCGTGCACGATTTCAGGCGTTCCTCGCATTTCACCAAGCAAAGTTTCATTCGGTCAGGCAAAATCCGTTCTTCCGGCAGGAAATCTTCGGCAATCGGGTTCTGAATAGACCCAAATCCCCCAAGGAAAAGGCCGTTGGGATAAGTGGCGGCTGCCACTTGGTAGTAAGGGGATCCGTCCGCCTTGGGCATCTGGAGCGTCCACTCGAGGACTCGAAGGGCATGAGCCGGCAAGATCGTGTCACTCTCAACAACTAGGCATTGATCCGCACGGATCTTGCGGGCAAAGCTAAAACAAGCGCCTTGCAGGGCTGCAATCCTGAGCTGGGCAACTTCTTTGTAATCTTTTTCATCTTCTTTGATTGGCAGCCTGAGGACCGTGATTTTCCACCCGTCGGGCAGTTCGTTCTTGGCGCATTCTTCCGCCATTTTCCCCTCTTTAGACTCATCGGTTGCCAGAACAAAATGGGCTTCGGCATGGTGGCCGGCGGCGGCTGCGATGGCACGGATACATTGAGGCCAGGCATGGAGATAAGAACGCGTCGCCGCGACTGTGATGACAAGCATGATGGAGATCGTTGATATCCGTCACCTGTCAAAATTCAGGAAATATACGAAGGGATGATCACCGAATTGGAAACAATCACGGCTTGGGGCGTGGTGCCTTGATAGAATCCTCCATTGATCTGATCCACGGAAATCCCCCCAATGGTCTCAAAGGCGTTCTTAAAATAGTAGGAACTTGTGGGAGCCGAATTGATCTGAACCCCGGAATACAGCGACGAGGAGCTGAGATAATACGTTGATCGAATGATGCCCGGATTAAAAAATACCGAGTTGCTTAAAAGTTTGTTTTTTGTCGAAGCCGACGTGTAGATCGTGGCCATCGAAGTCATGCGAGAGATGGAAAAACTTCCCGTCGTGCTGGACGAAACGGTGACCGTAAAAGAATTTGTCGAGGAGATAGAAACAGAAGTTCGGGTCGATCTGATGGTTGCCACCACCGTATTGGCAGAGAATTGCGTGTAAACGGAATAAGTCGTGGTGGACGAGCTGAACGTGTAGAACCCCGTGGGGGAGGGGTAAGAAATCGGAACGATCCGGCTAAAAAGTTGATTCCCATTGTAGGAGCTGTCCAGCCGGGCATAACTCACGGTCGGGATGACCGAAGAGGGGAACCATGTTGGCAAGGCTGCGGAGAATGCAAAAGCCGGAGCACTGATGGATCCTGCCAACTCTGCCGGAAGAGCTCGGAATTCAAACACATTTTGCCCTACAAAAGAAGTTTGCTGCACAGTCGGATAAGGGGATCCCAAATAAGAAAACGAAACCGGATTGGTATTCTGGGGAATCAACACGCTTTGAGAAAGAGAGCAATTCTTAAACCCAATATTGACCCCAGAGTAAGGTTCAATCACCGAACGAGAAACCGTGACCAATGAGGGAATTTGAGAGATTGCAAGGCCGTTGGTCGAGAGAACCACTCCGGAAGCGGTGGTCCAGAACGTGTCAGCCACTCCCCGAGATACCGACCATCGATCGCCCCATGTTTGCGAATTCGATGTGTAGGTTAAATTTGAATATGTTGTAAACGCATAACCTTGTGTGACCGATTGCGTTGATGAATTGCTAAATTCATTGAAGTTTACCGGACCATTTGGAATCTTTGTGATTGTGATCGTGCTGGAATTGATGCTGGACGTCGGGAACCGAGATTCCAAAAACGTGGTGGCAGGGACCGTGATCGGGGGAGGGCCAACCCCAGCGGAATCCGTAAACCATGACCCGGTAGCCGTAAAAAAAGACCGATTGTCTGAAAGCGTCGTCCGGGTAAAAGATTGTCCCACATTTTCCAATTTGTCCAAACAAGGTGTGGTAGCCGTAATAAAGAATCCGGTTTGTCCCGGTGGGCATTCAATGATCGTATCCCAGATCATAAAATAGTAAGGAATGTTGCCATAACCCCCATTACTATAGGTCGTGTTATAGAGTGCCGTCCCCGTGGTGGAAAATGATTTTGAGCTATATTGAAGCGTTGTGGTTGATCGAATGCCTGTGAATTCACTAAACGAACTGCAAGTCACCCCGGTTAAACATGTCGTTCCCGATGTGGTGGTGCCGATAGACGTTGAAGACGTTGAGAGAACCGAGACCGTGGCCACCGAAGATACGGTTGCATAGGCATAAATGTTGGTGGTAACCGTTTTTGTCGAACCTGAAACCACATTGAATTGATAAGTCCACGCGGGGGGGGCACTGGAGCTGGCCAGCGGTGCGGTGGGATACTCATAAGTCACCCCTCCATCACTATCCATCACCGTCCCATAGGTGACCCCTCCTAGATTATACGCGTCTTGATAAAATTTGTGAGTATAGCTTAAAGACCCTAAAGCCATTCCGGAATTGGAAGAAGTGAACGTCCCGGCAACCGATGAGCTGCTGGTCGGGATTGCCGTGCGGAGCGTGGCCCATGACCAGACCGGCGAGGAGGTAAAAACGCTGAACGTGGAGTTCATGGTTGGACCCTTAAGTCACCACCCAGTTCCAATAACTCGTGTAAGGCAGCTCGAGCGCGGAGGGCGCGGTCTTGTCAGTTCTCAAAACTTCCTTGGAAGAAACCAAAACCGATCGTGAATAAAGATTGTAAAATGTCCCTGCAACCAAAACTCCCAATGGAAAAGAAAACGAGGAGGGGGCAGAAGACGCCGTTGAAGCCGGGGGGGCAGAAGGAGACGTTTGCAGGAAACTGAGCGTGCTGGACGTAATGGTTGAGCCGTCCGAGGACGAACACTCGGCCATCAAATAATAAGTCGGGCTCAGGTTGCACGCAAACGATGAAAACATGTTGGATGGCAACGCACCGGAAATTGCGCCTGGTTGAAATTTCACCGTGGCACCACCTCCGGTTCCCGTAGGGGTGATAAAGATATCCCAAGGGTTTATGGAGGCTGCGTTTGAACCCGCTTGGACGGGAGAAGGTTTTACCGAGACGCTTTGACCTCCCGATCCCGATGAAATCGTCACCCCTTTGCCCGGTTGCAACTGGCATTCCCTAAAGTTGGCATCAATCACTTGCGCCACCATTTCCCATGACTGCGGGGTCAACACGCCAGCCGAACTCATCCGGGGGATGCGTTTCATCAGGCGGAATAAATCAGGTTATTCCAACCCTTCTGACCACTGGCTCGGTATTCCTTGGAGATCCTCCACTTCCCATTGGAAAGGGCGGCGGCATTCATTCCGGTAAAAAGCCAATTCCCCCCCGAGGGGAGGGTGGGCGCATTGGTCAGTCCTGTGGCGATGTGCCCGATGTCGGCAATCGAGGGAAGCGAGGATTCATCATCCGTGATGGTCAAGGTTACCGATGGGTTCAAATAGGAATCCTGACCGGAGGCCACGAGCCCCGCGTATTTCTTGAGATTGACCGAAGAACTTGTGGCCGTGGATAAGGTCACCCATCCGCTGATTAAATTGCTAGGATCAGATTCCGCGAGCTTGATAGCTTGCAGATCCACCGAAGAAAGCTCCCACTTTCCTCCGGAACTGAAATAAGAATGGGTCACCAGCGGTTCCGTGCTTACCGAGGTATGCACTTCGTAGTTGTATGTCGAGGTCGTCGGAAGCAAAGGGAATCCGGAGGGATTTGTCGTTCGTTCGGTCTTCCAGGTCGTCGTGTAAACCCCGTCCGCATATCCGGTCGTAATTTCAAACGCCGCTGCATCGTCGGGAACCGGCTGCGAGTTGATGTCTTGGGCGACCGTGGTCGTGATGTAGGTGCCCAATCGGGCGTCAAAAGTGGTCGTGGTGGAAGTCGTGGTGGCCATGATCGTGAAGATTTATTGAGGGGTGGTTAGATTAAACGGCAAAGGCAAATTGGCCGGTTGGTAGGTTGTTGGCTGGCAACCGGTTGTTCCTTTGAACATCCAAGATTTTTTGCAGGATCGAATTGGATTTCCTTTGTTCGGTCACAATGGGGTTTTCTGCTCCAAGTTGGGCATTTCCACCGCCTCCGACACGGGCCAAGGAATCGGCAATCATGCCAAATCCTTTTCCTCCAAGTCCCAGATCTCCGGTGATAGGCGAGACGCCATTACGTTCGGATTCTGCATTGGCTTTGTCCCTGGCATTGCGATTGAAATCTTCCAGCATGCTGGATGGTGCGGAGAGTTTCTTGAACAGTTCGTCCATTTTGTCCCGGTGGCCACTGTTGGAGGAATAGGAGTCATCCAAGGCCTTTTTCATATCTCCCAGAAAATCAGGGCCGGTCTTGCCAGTTGGTGATCCCAAGGAATCCAACCCTTTTGAGAAAGGACTGCTCCGCAAAGGATCCGAGATCAATGAAACCAAAGCGGATCCCGTTTTGGCATGATCCATGGTCCATTTGATCCAAGCCGGAGGTTCCAATAACGCCTCTTTGATCGCACGTCCAAACACGATGGCAGAATCTTTGAGAAGGGCCGCAAACGGCATCATGAACGGCAAGATCACTCCCAAGAAGGTTTCCTTTAAGAGGGCTCCCAGAATTTGAATGCGGTTATTAAAATCGGTAAAGAATCCCGCAATGATATTGCCGATATTCTGACCCCATTTGGTAAAATCCACCCCTTCCAGACGCTTGAGCGCGGAATCAATGGATGGAAACAACTGTTGATCCAGTCCGACAAAGATTTCCTTTAATCGATCCCAAACATGTTCCAGATCGTCCCCAATCTTTTCAAAGAGGGCGGCATTTTCATTGATGACTTGCGCCGCATTGGAAAGTTTGCCCGAGTTCTTAAACTCCGGATCCGCAAAGAGTCGCAGATATTCTGTTCCTGACTTGCCAAAGAGTGCTCTGGCAGCACCGGCTCTCTGGGCTCGATTCTCGATGGAATCAATGGCCGATCCGATTTTTCGGAAGGCGTCATCAGGGTTGGCTTCCGCCAGTTGCTTGGGATCCAACCCCATGCGCTTCAAAAGCGCGGACTGACCCCCTCCATTGACCGAAGCCGCTAGCACAGCCTGCATCTTTCCAATGGCTCCCGGCAGCTTGTCGACCTCGAGGCCGACATCCTTGGCGGCCAGTCGAAGCATGTAGAAATTCCCAGCCGCGATCCCTGTCTGCTGGGCGGCTTGTTGCATCTGAGCGCCTAGCTCCAAGGCTCCTTTCATCCCTTCCATGATGGCGGCCACCGAACCCACCGCAGCGGCCACCGAGGCGATCGGTGCCAGGAGAGACCCAAACGACTCTTTGCCCATCTTGGTCGTGGCCTCCTGGACGCTGTTGGTTGCCCGTTTGAGGCTTTGCAAGAGCGGAGCGATGTCCATCCCGAACACCGCGAACAAGGATTCTTTCGATGAGGCCATAAGTCAGTGTCTGGATGTCAATTAGACGCCACGCACATTGAATCCCGGATATTTCTTGGCGATCTCGGAGACTTTTTGAAAGGCTCCCGATTTGAGATTGCGGTAGAAATACCCGGTGCGCCCATTGATCGCCTTAAGCAGGGCAACACGACCTCCCCCTTGGATGGCGGATCTGGTCAGATTCTCAATGGAAATCTGAACTTTGGATCCGGAGGTCATCTTTTGCTGATTGACCGGCGTGGCAAAGGCGCGGCCATTCACCGCAGCCTTCATCACATATCCGGGAGGCTGCTTGGGCAATTTGATCCCAAGATTGTTTGCCAGTTTGAACCATGATTGCTTGGCAACGCCGATTCGTTTGATGAGTTCTTTGATCCGTGCGTCCTTTGAATTCACAACATGCGTCCAAAAGTCGTCTTTATAGTGCCACTTCATGGGATAAAAAGTTCCCCCGTGATAGGTCTGACCTTTCCGGTTCCAAGTGCCCCCCTCATTTCGGATCCAGATATAATCCTGAGAGCTTTTCATGATGGATTCCTTGGTGGCTTTGGGAGTGTTAATAATGGTCTGGGACAAAACACTCCCCACTTCGGCCAAAACAATGTCCTCGAACTTGGCTCCCGTCAGCCGGGTCATCTCGTGGATGGCCCGGTTGAAATTGCTGGTGTCGATGGTCATGCCGTTCTTGCTCATTCTTCTTCAGGCGCGTTGTCAAGGAAGGCCATGAGCTCTTCAATCTGATGCTCTGCCGGGGCCGAGGGTGTGCAGGTCCAGATGTCATGCGATCTCAGGGCCGCATGGTAGTAGGAGTTTACCCGATAAACCGGAATGCCGGTCTCAAAGTCCATGATCTGCTGCTCTGTAAAGCCCCCCTCCTTGGCCAGCGTGAAGATCAGCGTGGCCAGCGAGGGAGGCTCTACAAGTTTGGGGGGGGTGTTTCCCCGTTGGAAGCCCCCGGCTTTTCCGTCACTTCGACCGTTGTCTCTTTCTCAAGAGAGGAAACATTCAGGAACCATTTCCCTCCAAGCACTACTTCCTCATCGCTCAAGCAGCCGATGAACTCGTCCTTGTCGATAAAGTAGGCTTTTTTGTTAAGCGTATTGAGTGCGACCCGTTCAATGGGTGCCGCGATCAAATACAAAAAAGCATAAAGCAGCTCTTCCTGCTGGGTGGTTTGATCCAGATCCGAGATCCATTTGTAGATCCGTGCCAGCTTGAGTTTCACGGCATGGTTCCAAGGACGCACCTTCCGACCGGCAATCACCGGCTCAGACTCAAAGAGGCGTTCGTTCAAAGAGAGTTCTTCATTCATAGTTTGGAAAGTAGGGCTGATTTCTCTGCCTCGGTTGCGTTGCCGGGGATGTAGGCCGCGCGGCCCCCCTTTTTCACTACCAGCGTCGGGGTCTCGTTGCGAATGGCCTCACGCAGCTGGGTCAAAGTCGCTTGATAATACCGCATGAAAACAATCGGGTGATCCGGATTGGCTGCGCACCATTCCCGATCGTGCCAGCGGCGGATGAACTCCTGAGTGGAAATTGTTTCTTTTTGTGTTGCCGAAAAGGTGATCTCTTTCTCTTCCATCAGCCAGACGACCGTCCGACAGGGCTTGCCGTCGTGGCCTTGGCCGATCGTGTCCAGGTATCCGTCCTTATAGAGTATACCGCCGGATGTGCAGGCGGCGGCAATCAGATGAGTGTTGGCGCTTTTCAGCGGTGCCTCGTGGTCACTGACCACGGAGAATTTTTTATTGGTTTCTATCATATTAAACTGTGAAAGCGGTCAGGCTAGGTTGCCGAAGGGAATCCCTTGATGGTGTATTTCCAGCTCTGGAACTCGTCGTTCTTTTCGGTCTGGGTGTAGGAATCACAAAGGATGACGCCCCCGGAGATCGTACTCGGGATGTTGGCGGAGATGACCCCCAGCGCAATGCTGGGATAAGTGCCGGATCCCTCCACCGTCGCCTCATAGAGGGGATCAAAGGCGGCGGCGGCGGAAAATGCGCCCGAATAATCGGTCAGCACCTTGGTCGTGACCTTGGAGGAGGTGGAGACCTTGGTGACGGTTCCCGAGGTGAACGAGTTGATCCCGAGGGTGGCGGTTACGGCGGACATAAAGTTTAGCTCCAAGACATGACGTCAAGCGTCGTATCGGGGTAGTCGCTGTTGGATTCCTCAACCGAGACCCCGGCCACAATGGCGGTTCCGGTCGTGATTGCTGAGTTGGCGGCGGCCAATGCCAGACCGGCGACCCCTTTGTATTTCAGTGAGATCTTGGTCTCGACCATCGGAAGCAGTGCGGCTTGAACCGTGATCCCGACAGCGGATTTCACGGTCACGATTTTCTTGCTGATTTCCTTGGAGGCCTCTTGCAAGACACACCCGGTGGGGGTTGAAATCAAGGAGGTGAGGGTGGTGATTCCGATGGTGGCGGCCATATATAGAATTCTGAATGTCAAATCCGATTATTCGCTTACTCCGATCGTGGCCATGGTTTCGGCCACCCATCCGTGATCGTGCTGGCTCATCTTGGTTTCATTGATCCAGATACCGGCGAACACTGCGGCGCTGGAGGAAGGCCAGTTGGTGGTGAGGTAGTTGGAAGTCAGCGCCGTCGTGCGAAGCGTTTCAAGCGTTGCCGTTAAGGCCGTAAGCTGGCTAGATCCGATCAACGCGGGGGCGGCGACTTTGATGTCCACCGTGGCCTTGTAGAGATTCACCCCACCACCCACCCCGGCCACATGCTCAAGCTGGGTGCATCCCACGATCAGGTTTAGGTTCTCAGGGGTCAGCTCTTGATAACTGGTGCCTGTGTAGATGGTGGTGCCTGAAAAAGCCGAGGCCAATAAAGCGGTTCTAAGGGAGGATTCAACCAGGAGAGGGTTCATAAAAGTTTTAGAATTATTCGCTTTAGAATTACTCTCGGATGGCCGTGACCAAGACTTCAGCCCCAAGGGATCCGTTGCCCACTTCGGCAGTCTCCACCCGGAAGGTGAGGTTTTGATTCACCAGGAGAATGGAAGTCCCCAAGCTGGGCTTGATGTAGCGACCAATCGGCCAGCGGATGCGGATGGATCGGTTGGTCTTGAATCCTCCCATCTCGAGATCCATCTGGGGGGCTGGCGTGGAGACAAATGCATTGAACGTCTGGCCTCCGATTGTGATCGGAGTCCCAAGGGAGTCCGCTATCTCCCCGGCGGACTTGGCACGGAATGCAGCGATCGAGGCGGGGTTCATAACTACGGACCCCTGTCAAAGAATCCCTTCCATGCTTGGACACGAAAAAAGGGGGGGACTTTCGTCCCCCCCTTCTCGAACACGCGAACCGAAAACTTAGGCCGTGATGAACTTCAGTGCGCTGCCGTCGGCCTTGGCGGATCCGAAGAGCACATCGAAGGAACCGTTCAAGCTGCGGGAGCTCAGGCTGCCCCAGATGTTCATCTGGATGGCAATCCCGAGGTCAGGCACCTCGATGATCTCGCTCTGCTGGAGCAGACCGGCGACGGCGGGATCCACGTAAGGGATGGCGGAGGCCATCGCAAGAGCCTCGGGCGAGGCCACAAATCCGTGGATCGTCTTGGTCGTACCGTTCAACGCGGAATCCGAACCTCCGGTGACTGCGCTCCAGCGGTTGTTGAGCAGGATGCGGTCGAAACCGTAGGCTCCACTCTTGGCTGCATCCAAGCTCATGCCGGTCTGGGGCAGGAGGTAGCTGTAATACGTTGGATCCAGCACCAGATTCCTCTCGGTTCCGTTGCCCAGGGCGGCAAACAGAGCGGGAAGCGCTGCGGTGATGAGGCTGTTGCCGATGTTGCCACCGGTAGCCGTGCTGATCGCCGTGGTGTAAACGCTCGATCCGTAGTTGGTGGTCGTGAGGGGCGTGAGGGCCACGTCCATGACGGCGTTGCAAAGGGCGCGAAGGTTGGCCTTGAGCACTTTTTCCAAACGGAAACCTTGGTTGAGTTGACCGGAGGTAAGTCCGAACTGAGCCGAGATGTGGTTCATCGTGACCGCTGCGTTGGTCACGCTGTCGCCCTGACTCTCAAAGGAGGTAGGGTTGGTTACGGCTGCTGCGCCATTGCTGACGACTGCGACCTGCAATTTGCGAAGGCCTGCGCCGCTAACGACATCGGATGAGAAATCCGTGTTGAAAGCGTTCAAGCTTGCAAGCTTGGATTGAAGGACGGTGATGGCCGCTTGGGTTGCGACATCCACGACCAAGGAACTGGAATATGAGTTTGCCATAGTGGGTTGGGTTTAGGGGTTTAGGGGTTCAGGGGTTTTAAGTGGACTGACTACTATACTGTTGGGTTAATTCCCAATTCCCAATTCGTGCGCTGAGTGCCGTTTCAATGGCGCGGCGGTTGGTTTGGAAAAAAGCAAGACGCTCCGGGCCGGCGGACATGGCCTCGTAGGTCTCAATGACGGAAGGCACCGGCGCTTGATCGGAGATCTCAGGAAGCTCAACCGAGGGCATGAGGCCGAGCACGGTCTTGACCGATCGGTGGAGCATATTGAGCTCAACCAACTGAGACTCCTTGATGAGCAGTGTCTCCTTGACGGCGGTCAATTCGCTTCGGATCGCTGCCAGCTCGGTGCGGTTGTTAGTAAAGTTGGTCTCGATGTCCCGAAGGCGGGCGAGCTCGGCGGGAAGGATAAGAGGATTCTCAATCCGGTCGGGATTCTCTGGGGCGGCAGGAATGACGGGAGGCTCGCCTACAATCAGAGGATTCTCACCGGCAGGAAGCTCTTCGGAATGAGCAGCGGAGGGTTGTTCTGGGGCGACTTCCTCAACAACCACCTCGGGGGCGACTGCGGGAACCTCTTCTGTGGTGGTGGGTTCTGTCATAGCGTTAAAAAGGGAGGCATTCAGCGCCGGTGCTTGCACCAGATCGCAGGAGTAGAGCTCTGCGATGCGGGCGGCATAGGCCACGATCTCGTTGGGATCTCCGGTAACGTCACTGGCGTCGTCATTTCCGTCGTCATCGGGCTCTTGGTCATTTCCCATGACCGGCTCCGGGGCGTTCATGAAAGAAATGGAAAGCCCAAAGTTAGAGGGCATGCTTTCCGCCATCTCGATGATGGTGTCGAAACTCTCGTGCGTCTTGAGCAGGTAGAGGTCCCCACGCACCTTGTCGCCGTCCCGATAGACGTCTTTGATGCAGCCAACCAGGTCTGCAATGCCGCTGCCGTGATCGAACAGCACGGGAACTCCATCTGCAAAGCCCTGGGTGGAAGTCACGACCTCATCGAGGGTCGTGTCGTCGGCAACAATCGGCTCTCCAAGGAAGGTGTGACCTTTTGCGTATCCCTTTGAGATCAGGGAGACTCCACGGAGGACTCCGGCCTCGGCGTCAATACGCGAGTCGGAGGCGACGGCAAATAGAGAGAGCTTGGACATTGCTTTTTCTCGCCGTGTCAAATCTCAAGCCGGGTTTCCCGTGGAAACTGGTGCAGGGATCGGTGGAGACCCCGGAGCCGGAGGGAACACGTCGGTCACGGTCAACTCGACCCCTTCTTCCTTGGAAATCTCGGCAATGAGTTTTTTCCTTCTGGCTGCAAATCGGATGATGTCTTCGTCCTGCTTGTCGGCATCGAGACCTTGCAAGGCGTAGTAGCGTTGAGGGGAGATTTGTCCGCGCAGAAAGAGGTCGCTCATCAGGCGTCCATCTCTTCCAAAATCGACACTAAGGTCGGCGGGAGGCGTGAAGTCACATCTCCACCAATCCGAACCGTCGTTCGGCATCGTCAACCGGCCATTCTCAATCTCATTCCAAATCCAAAACCTCCAGAACGGAGCTGCGAAACTCTGGATGATGATGTCCTGAATTTCTTTAATCAAAATTGAGGCCTCCTCCAAGATCCAGCGCTGGTTGGCACCACCGGCGTCTGTGGAATCAAAAAGGAACTGGGCCGACAGACCCAGACCGACTGCAATCTCCTCTTTGAGCGTGTCTAGGAAGGGCTTGATGTTGGCCGCGGGGTGGGAATTTATCAGCGACTCCACTTTCTCTCCCGGCTTGAGCTGCGGGATGATGGAGCCGTTGGTCATGGCGTCCACGGTCATCGGCTGGCTCGAACTACTAGAGGCTCCCTTGATTAGCGAAGATCCAAGCCCAATGGATCCCGCTTCCGGAGAGGTGATGACCATGGCCATCGAGGCTCCGAGTTTTGCGCTTTGTTTCTCAAACGCAAGATACTCGGCGATGTCTTGCAACGTGTTTGCCGCACGAGCCAACCAAGAAGGGGCTCGGGTGTAGCCAAGTCGGTAAGCGCGGCGGACTTGGGTCAGGTCATCCGCCGAAACGTCGGTGAAGTCGGAAGAGGCGGGGGCTGATAGGACTCGGTATTTGATCGGGCGGCCTTTCTTATCCACGAGAACTCCGTCCCGCCATCCGTCTTTCTCATCTCCAATGACCGATCCCACATTCTCTCCAGGGATGAGGCGGAACATTCCGCGTCCGGACTTGGACGTCATGCGCTGCCAAAAGACATCCCCGGCAATCGCCATCTGGCGAACCAGTAGGGATTGTGCTTGATAAAAGTTGACCCCACCGGCGACATCCACGCCCCAAGCCGCATTGGTGCACGAGTCTTGAAAAGCTTGTTCGGCGTTTCGGTTCCAAGCGTCATCCGCCGTCCGGGCCTGCGGGATGAGGGGGCCGACAAGACGGGCGATCTTTTCAACGGCTCCTCCGGCTAGTCCAGAGTTGTTAAAAAGCCACTGAGCTTTCTTGATGAGTTCCTGACGGGATCCCGCGGTAAGTTCCTTCTGAGCGTCCAGCGTGGGCGAGTAGACCCACATGCGCTGAGGGTTGAACCGATAGGAGGCCTCGTAGGCAGCAAAGTCCGTTTTTGAATTTTCCCCTGATTTCTTGGGGCGTCCTGCTCCTTCGCGGCGACCGCCGCGCTTTGATTGTTTGATTTCGGCCATGCAAGCCGAGACCTGTCAAACTTGGACGATTAAGTGACCGCCCACGTCCTGGAATAATCGGGACGCGTGCCCAACTGGCGGGAGACAACACTGCCATCCGAGTTCATCGGGTAATCACCCTTCTCCCGGCGGATGTCCATCACGACTGTCAGATAATCCAGTCGGGGAAAGGATACTTCTCCAGTAGCGGATCCTCCGTCGGCAGCGGTGCCAGTGATCGTCACTTCTTCAGCAACCGTGGCGGCAATCGTGTCGCTGAGTCTCTGAAGATAGGCCAGTGGCTTGTACCTGAGATACGCTTTGATTCCGGAAATATTTGCTGACGTCGCCATGCAGACGGCAACCTGTCAAAAGACGATCAAAGTTTCTCCCGGAGGATCGCCCAGGCGACACAATGCAGTTTGGTGCAATCCCCAAAGTGGTCATTCTCCACTTTCTTCCAGGCATAGGGCGTGGACCGGCTGTTTTTATTTTCTAGCAAAATCTGACCGGAGTGACCCGATAGGAAGTCCCTCGAGGTATCCATTGGGAAATGCAGAAGAGGGGGAAGTTTTTTTTGGATGCGGTCAAGGTAGAGGTGAGTCTTCCAAATGTAATCCGAGTAACTGTAGAGGATGAGTCCCATGCCGGGGAGGGGGCTTGCGTGGAATGGTTTGAACGTGCTCTCGGCTCCCTTGGACGGGTAAAACAACGAGTTGCTACGCGAGCAGACCGAATAGGTGGTTTCGGTCATGAACCCAGAATCTACCAGTCCGGCGGAAGGCTTGACGATGGTCTCCCCGTCGGGCAGCACATATCTACGGGCAGAGAGGAATCGCTCGGAAATCAGCTCTTCGATTTCTTCAACTTCCCCCCAATCGATCACCCAACTCTCTCCGGAAAGAATGCGAGCCTCAACGGACCAATGAGTCCGTTTCCCTCCCGGGTCGGCACACAGGGTCAGAATCGGGGCCACCCCATCGACCACGGCCTCGAGGGGAATCTCGCGTTGGCGATATCCACCGCGTAGTTCGAGGATGCTTTCATCTTTTAGCGTGGTGGATCGAGCCTCGAAGGGGAGGCCTTCATAGGTGTTGCGGAAATCATGCAACCCTCCCGGGGTAGATTGTTTCTGAAGGAAAAGTTTGGCGGTCTCACCCCATGTCATTTGAGGGGAATAGAGACAATTTATATGGCAGGAAATATGATCTCTGGGAGCGTAGGGATTTGCGGCGACCCACTCCCCGCGGCCCACCAACTCGCGCTGGAGCTCTTGCGGCCACAATCCCCCACACTCCTCGCATTGATAGCAGGCGGAGGCTGCCACGCCGTCCAGATCCCAGACCCCGTTCTCCCCGCGCAGATCGAGCGACCACTTTACCTGTTCAAATTGCAAATGCTGGCTCCGGTTGCAATCGGGGCAGCGGACATGGAATCGGTGTTGGGAACCGGCAAGGAAGTTGGTCCAGATGGCAGACGTAGGGACGGTTGGCGTCGAGACCAACACCCGTTTGCAGATGGTCCGGTAGAAATTTGTCCTGGCAAGCGCTAGATCGAGGGAAGGGGCTTCGGTATCGGAGGAATCCGGCCATTTGCTCACCTCATCGGCAAAAAGGTAGCGGATCGGTCGGGAGGCGAGTTGGTTGGCGGAGTTGGATCCCTTTAGCGAAAGAGTGCAAGTTCGGAAAGCCATCTCGGTTTTCTTCATCATGTCCGGATCATCAGGAAGGAGATCGCGCAGCGCTGGACAACTTCGGATGCGCGGCAATAACTCGCGTTCGCTCCAACTCTTGGCATTGTCCGCCGTGCTGGTGACATAGAGCATGGGGCCGGGCTGCTCGGCGATGGCCCACTGGATCAAATTGGCAAGCAGGGTTGTCCCTCCGACTTGAGCGGACTTTACCAGGGTAATCTGACGGATGCTGGAATCTCCAAACCAGAGATGAAGCTGCCGGAGATATGGGGTGAAATCGCAGTTGAACCGTCCAGGCCGCGGACTGAATCGAGGGTCGAGGGTGATTTCCTTTTCAGCCCATGTCAGCGGATCCGGTCGGTAGCGCGGCTCCCACATGGAGGCCAGATCGCTTTCTAAAGATTTAAGAGCCGGTGACATGGGAATCGCACCCCGGCATGGATCGGGAAGAAACGGCCAACTCTTTAAGGATGACATGAACTTCTTCCCGAGTGATGGCGGCGACATCGACCGAGGATTCAATCCTAGAAGCCAAAATGTCGGGAAGGTTTTCCAGGAGTTGTTTGGCCATTGCCAGATTCCCAAGGATGAACTCTGAAACTTTAGAGACTTCAACCAATTTACCTGAGGCCGTGGAGAGTTTCAGGTTGTTTTCCGAGACAAGGGTCCAAAGTTTGTGCGCTTCGATGGAGGCCTTCAGCAAGGTGGGAAGAGAGTTCATGTCCCCACGGGATTCTGATTGATCGCACAGGATCGAAAGACGCGAATGACGGATGGCGGCAGCTTCTTCCGTTTCCTCTGGAGTCATTGCTTTTGCATTGGCTTCCGGGCGCGCAAAAGAAAACGTGGAGTCTTGAGCACGCGATCTAAGGAAATCTCTCCAGCGGGGGTCATCGAGGTTCCTCCAGTTGCGGACAGCACGCACGGAAACGGAGTGAACTTTTGAACACTCTTGGATTAAAGCTGATTCATGACGGGATTTCCGCATGACTTCCTTGGAATGTCAAAGGAACGGAACGGAAGGAATGGGGAACGGAGGGAATGGGTGCACTTCCCTAATGTTCTATAAACATTCTCATAAAAATCTCGAATACGACCAC